GAAGTAGCACGCAAGCGTGCAGCAGAAGCTCAGTTACATAAAAGTAGAATTAAGGGTAAATAATGGCATTATCAATCGAACAAGTTGCGGCAAGAGTCGAGAACCTTCGCTTCCGCAACGCTGAACGCGATGGTCGTAACCTCGACGTTCTTTCGGTCCGCAAGGGTAACATTGCATCTGTCTATCCTGATTTCTTTCCAGACGGTGTAGATGCTAACGTAGTTGCAAACTTTATTGACGTTGTCGCAAGCGACTTGTCAGAAGTTATGGCACCACTACCTGCGGTCAATTGTTCGGCTGCTAACTCTGTTTCAGATAGAGCGCGTTCATTTGCTGACAAGCGTACACGTATTGCCTCTAATTATTTTTCACACTCTGACCTTGCAGTACACATGTACCAAGGTGCAGACTGGTACATCACCTACGGTTTCCTCCCATTCTTTATTGAATTGGATGAGGAAGCAAAGTTGCCGCGCATCCGCCTAGAAAACCCTGTGGGTGCTTACCCAGAATTCGACCGCTACGGACGCTGCATTGCCTTTGCAAAGCGCTACATGACATCTTTGGCTGAGTTAGTCGCATTATATCCTGAGTATGAATACTCCTTGTTAGGTGGCTACGGCTACAAGCAGGATTTAAATACTCAAGTTGAAATGATTCGTTACTACGACAAAGACCAATCAATCATCTACATTCCCACAAAGAATAACCTAGTACTATCACGTGCTACAAATCCATTGGGTAAGATGATGGTTGTGGTAGCACGTAAGCCATCTATTGATGATGAACTACGCGGACAGTTTGACGACGTCCTTGGTATCCAGTTGCTTCGTAACCGCTTTGCGTTACTTGCAATGGAAGCTGCAGAGAAATCTGTACAGGCTCCTATTGTACTTCCGCAAGATGTGCAGGAGTTACAACTTGGTGGCGACGCTGTTATTCGTACAGCAAACCCAGCGGGCGTACGCCGTGTAGAACTTAATATTCCAGCAGGTGCGTTTACTGAACAAACCTTGCTTGGTCAAGAATTGCGTGTTGGTACACGTTACCCTGAATCACGCACAGGAAACATCAGTGCATCAGTTGTTACTGGTCAAGGTGTTCAGGCTCTTATGGGAGCCTTTGATACACAGGTCAAGTCAGCACAGGCAATCTTTGCATCAGCACTACGCGATGTAATCCAGCTTTGTTTCCAGGTTGATGAATTAATTTTTCCAGAAGAAAAGACAATTCGTGGTGTGGACTCAGGTTCACCATACGAAATCACATACTCTCCTAAGAAGGACATTAAGGGTGACTACTCAGCCGATGTCCGTTACGGTATGTTGGCAGGACTTAACCCTGCACAGGGACTTATCTTTATGTTACAGGCACTTGGTGGTGGACTTATCTCCAAGGATATGGCAATGCGTGAACTTCCATTTACAGTTAACGTAACCCAAGAAGTAGAAAAGATTGAAATCGAGAGTATGCGAGCATCGCTTCTCGGTTCCATTAATGCACTCTCTCAAGCGATACCACAGATGGCTATGCAAGGCCAGGACGCTTCTGAAGTTGTGCGTCAGATTGCGGCTGTCATTAAGGCACGCCAAAAGGGACAGGCACTAGAGGACGTCATTGAAGAAGTCTTTACGCCAGAGCCGCAACCAGTTCCTCCTGTTGGGGCACCACAAGCGGTTGAGCAACCGTCCCCTGTTCCCGCTGGCGCTCCAGCAGGAGGCGCTACTCTTTCACCAGAACAAGGCGCTCCTGACATTATGAGTTTATTATCAGGCATTTCTGGTACGGGACAACCAACTGCAAGCGTAAGAACAATACGTAGACGATAAGAAGGTAGGGGACATGACAACGATTATCGGCGTTCAACACGAAGATAAATGTGTAATTGTAACTGATAGTCGTATCGCAGCAGGTGGCAAAGTATACACACATGAATCTATGGTAAAGGCAGTTGAACGTGGAAGTTACATTATTAGTGGTGCTGGTAACTATCGTTCTTTGCAAGTGGTACTCCATGGGTGGACGCCTCCACTAGTTACAGTTAAAGCAAAATCAAACTTATACGAGTTTGTAATTAACAAGATAGTGCCATCTGTTAAATCGGCACTAACTGAAGCAGGTATAGATTTTAATAAAACATCAGATGATGATGATAACAAGTTTGAATTAAGTCTCCTACTAGGAATCAATGGAACTATCTTTGAGATAGATTCTGATTTCTCAGTTGGTATGAACAGTACAGGATTTTATGGTATTGGTTCTGGTGGAGACTTTGCAGTAGGAGCGTTACACGCAGGAACTACAATGCTAGATGCAATGCGAATTGCAGCACTTAACAATAACGAGACGGCTCCGCCGTTTCATATCTTTGAGCAATTTACTAAGTAGGAGGAAACATGGCTGTAGAAAATCGTGGTGGCGCAAATGGTGGCCCACAATACAACCAAGCCAATGTCAATCCTATGGGTGGTAATGGACAGAGCGGACGTATGGACCTAAATTATTCTGGTTTGCCTTATGGACAAAACAAGGCTACTAACGAACAACGCACAGCTGCTCCGACGAAGGCTCCATCATCTGCGCCTGCGCCACGTGCATCACTTGGTCCTGTCACGCCAATTACTGCGGAGTCAGAATTGCCTGAGCAACCAGTAACTGACATGAGTGGTTTGTCATCTTTGCCACAACCCGCAGCAGACCCTGACATTGAACAAATGCGCACTATGTTGCCAGTCCTTGAATTCTGGGCTAGTCAGCCTGATTCCTCACAAGGAACTAAGGACTACGTTCAGTATTTAAGGACCATTCTATGAGCCTTTGGGAATACATTGGTAATACCCAAAAGTATCTTAATGGAGTTGGTGGAAACAATAACACACCTAACGTTAAGAATAATCGTCTACCGTTTGGCGTAACCGTTGATGTTGCAAAGAACCTACCAGATAATCCTGGTGGATGGAATGACGCAGTAGAGAAGGCACGTGTTGCATCTCTTACTACTGCTGGAAATGTTTTAGGAAAGCCATCTGGCATCCTTGCAGGTGCTGCAATTGGTAGCGTAATTCCTGGTGTAGGTACTGGTGTTGGTGCACTTCTTGGTGCAACTGCTTATGGAGTTGCTGAAGCTGACAAAGCAAGTAACGGCAAAGTCAGTAAAGTGCTTATGGCTGGTGCAAAGAATGTACGTTCTAACTATGCTTTTACTCGTGACGTGGCTAACAAAGATGCTGGCATGGGACTTCTTGCTGGATTAACAATGATTGCTGGTGGTGCACTTGGTGGCGTTGCAGGCTTTGCAGTCGGTGGACCAGTCGGTGCGGTAGCAGGTGCGGGACTTGGCGCAGCCTTTGCTGGTAAAGCACAACGCGATGTTGCTGAATCTGGCATGCTTAACTTCATCGACAAGGAATTGCAGAAGTCTGCTAAGTTTTCCGAGTCGGATGCAGGACAAGAGCACTATAACTTTGGTCGTGACACCACACAATTTGCTGCAAAGATTACAGGTTGGAATACATTAGGTGACACAACCAAGGGAATCGGTGCAGTTACATCTGGTATTCTTAACTTCGGTTTAGAAGCAAACGTAGGACCTGACGTTTTAGGTCTAAAGTTTGCAGGAGCCGCTGCTCGTAGTGCACTTGTTAACCCAATTATTCAGCAACAGGGTGGAATTAGTGCACAAGTATTTAGGGGTACTAACCCAGACTTAATTAGAGACCGTCTGATGACAGACGTTGATTTAATCAAGCGCACAGTTGCTGGTGAAGTTACACCTTATACAGATGTATTTAAGTTTTATCGTGAGAATGATGCAGCAACAATTATTGGACGCCCAGAATTTCGCAATGAAGTTGGACAAATTGGTGCAAATCTTGTAGCTGGTCAAACAGATGAAGTTATTGGATTAATTCTTCGCGTTGGTCGTGGTGATATTGACGCACTTCGGGAGCTTGCTGCCAAGCGTGCTGACAAGTGGGCTGAACTTAACCGTTACCAATCAGCACTTGAGTCTGTTGACAATGGATACAACGTATACTTTGAATTCAAAGACGACATGATGCTTCTGTCTAACCGCTTTAAGGACAAGCGTGAAGCAGTCGAAGCCGAGATTGGCGCACTTCGCAAAGAAGTAGAGTTTGTTAATGATGCACTTAAACTAGACACACGTATGGTCGACCGTACCGTATCTAAGTTTGCATGGGTAGAGCGTCTACGTAATGACTTTGCTAAAGAACGCGCTGCTCGTAAGTTAGAGGGTGCAGAACTTACTGGTCGTGAGACCCAACTAGGTTCTGTAGTGCAAGCATTTTATCAGAAGAATCCACTATCTGTACCTATCCGCTTTATTGAACGCCTAACAGATGAAGCTCCTCGTGGAACAGTCAACTTTAACGAACCACTAATGGCAGTCGAGCGTGTTCGTACTAACATTCGTGCTGCTGTACAGGCAAGGCAGATTATGCCTGAAGAAGCGCTTACATTCCTAGATGACTTTGTCAAGTCTCCTAACGAGATTGATAAGTTTAACTTTGTTGAAGCATTTAATGATACACTTATTCAGCGTTCTGCTGCAAAGTATGGTGTTTCCCCACTGATTGCTGACGAAGTTATTAGCATCTACCGTCGAGAGAACCGCAAGGTAGTATCTCAGGCAAAAACAGCAAAAGAACTAGATAACGCTTACTTCATTGATGAATCAGGTGAAATCATCTCTGACCCTGTACTTGTTACCCAATTAGCCAATGGTTCTAATATCATTAACCCTAAAGAGGTAGATGCAGCGTTTAAGCGCTACTCTAAAAAGTATGGAGAAGAGGCAAGCCTGCCACAAAACCTACTATTAGGTGGTAAGTTTATAGCAGATGAGTTCAATGGACTATGGCGCGGCTTTACATTGGCACGCGCTGGATATCCAATCAACATTATCCGTGACTCTGCACTTCGTGCATGGGGAGATGTATCTCTTTTCGGTGTGTTCAAGGAACTTGGCATTGAAACAATGGATGCCATTAGTCGTAATACCAATACTGTTAATAGGATTAATGACTGGACCAGGGGTGTTGCCAACCCAACTAAAAATATTGCTAACATTAGAGGCAACATCGAAGAACGCTTACGCACCATTACATTGCTAGAATCTAAGTTGAAGGATGCAAAGTATGACTTTGATAATCCTCCTAAGGTGGTAACTGACTCTGTTGCCCGTACATTAGAACAACATAAGCAACTTAAGAACACTGTAGATGAACTGCGTCGCCAAGAAGCGGCGCTTACATCAGGTATTAAGTCAAAGCCAGTAGGTCGTGACAAGATTACAGTTAGTGGGTATGATTTCCCTGCACCTTTCTCTGGTCGATTCGGTGCAATCTCTCGCCAGCAGTTGACACAAAAGGACGACCTACGTCGTGCTCTTGCATCTGCTAAGGAACTAGAGATTGAAAGCATTCGTCGTGACCGTACTGGTAGTATTCCTATTGTTGCAGCAGAGAATGAAGCAAAGCATTTACAGGCTTGGGAGCAAATCCTAAACGATAAGATTCGTTTTGATGACGTAGCACGTCAGATTCTTGAAGGCAAGAAGAAAAGTGACGTTATTTTGTGGATGAAAGACCCAGCAAACATTAGCTACCTTGACCGTTTTGGTACAGGTATTACAGCGAATACAGCCTATGAGCGCGTTAAGACTGTTGTAGATACATGGGCACCTAGCGCTGAACTACGTAAGTTAATCCTTGAGGATAAACTAGACCTAGTTAGATTGAAGCAACTGTACCCAGATGTGCATCAACGTCCTATTGTTCTTACAGATGCAGTAGATGACATGATGGCACGCAGTAATGCGTATGGAAAATTCCGCGATACACTCAAGGATACAGTTGCCTGGCTATCTACAGTACCCACAAGCATTCTTATGTACAACCCATACTTCGCATTAAAGTATCAGCAGAAGTTACAGAACATGGTAACAATTGCTAATACACAGGGACGTCGTTTAACAGACGAGGATTTAGGGCTATTCGAAAAGTCAGCACGTGAGTATGGTATAAGCGAATACCGCAATAAGTTGAACTCCTTCCACAAGGATATGAACTATGCTGGTATTATTAACTATATTCTTGCGTTCTTTCCTGCTTTAATAGAGCAATACCGTGCATATGCTAAGATTGCACTAGAGAATCCAGACTTTATCGCCAAGGCTGCACAGATTACTACACTACCAGGGCGTGTTGGCGAGGTAGAAGAAGATGCATTCGGTACTGAATACCTAAAGGTGTCGCTACCATTTAATGGTATAGAAGGTCGTATCCCTACAAGTTGGTTCAATCCTTTGAATCCTACTGGTGGAGCGATTATTTCAGCAGGTCCTTTAGCAACATTTTCTGTCAATGCTACTGCAAAGAAGTACAACTTTGAAAATAAGTTTACAGACTTCTTTATGCCATTCGGTGCACAGTCTAATGTATTGCAGCCATTGACGCCTAATACACTTAAGCGTAGTGCTCAAGCATTCCAGGCTTACTTTACCCGCAGTGGCGAACAGTTCAACAAAGATGCAAACATGATTCTTCTACAGAAGCGATTCGATTTTGCACAATCAAAGGGCAGACAGCCTAACGCATCTGAGTTAAAGGGGCTATCAGACGAAGCAGAAGATGGCGCAGTAGCGTTTTCAATGCTACGCTTTTTCTCATCTGTTATGTTCCCAACGCAGCCACGGCCTGTTACACCATTAACATTCTATGCTGATGAGTTAAACAAGATGCGTAATGCTGACCCACTCAATGGTGAGGAAGCATTCCTTGAGAAGTACCCTGACTTCTTCTTGCTGACAACACGTCTATCTGATGCTACATCAGGATTGATTCCAGATAAGACTGCTGTTACGTTGGCAAAGAATAACCCAGATGCTATCAAGAGCATCGTATCTGCTATTGGTGAAGATAATCTTGGCGTACTTGGTGCGGTATTCAATGATGCTAACTATGCATTCTCATCTTCAGCACAGGCTTGGTTGCAGACATCTAATATCCCAGGAACCAGAAAGAAGTTCCGTGAGGTTGGCGCATCTCTAGATGCTAGCCGCTCATCTATTGTGAACAAGGGCTGGGATGACTGGTACAAGATGATTACAATTGTAACAGAAGAACTAGAAGCAGCAGGTATGGACCCAGCAAAGGGCTTTGGTAAGTCTATCATGGACAACTATAAGGCTCAATTTACTGAGGCACAGAAGACTTCTAACAACCTATGGTACGAAGAGAAGATTGAGAACTCATTCGGTGGTAGCAAGAGTAAGCAAGCAGACGCTGTGCGTGCTCTAACTATCGCACTCAATGACGACAAACTAGGAGCACAGTTGCTAAAGCAACCTAGATTCTCTACAATTGTTGAATATCTAAACCTACGTTATGATGTATATGATGGCTTGCAGTCTATGGGAACAACCTATGATTCCAAGAAAGCAGCGCAGTTACGTTCAAATGTAGAGACAATTGTTAACACAATGAAGAAGAAAGATATTAACTTTGCTAAGTTCTACGAGCGTTACTTCTCGGATGATAAGTTTGACTACGTATATGAGGAGCAGAAATAATGGCAGATAATAATCCAGTAGGACGAGGAACTAACTCGTCCAATGCTGTTCCTCTTACATCTTCAGTAACTGGTATCGGTGTACTAAAGCAACCATCATCAGCGTGGGCAAACAACATTAATAGCAGACTAAATGATGCTCGCATTGGTCTTGCTCCCACATCATTCCAGCAAAGCGCGGGCCTAGCTGATAGCTTTACTAAGCCTCAGTTGACTAACATCGCAAAGGTTCTCAAGAGCCTAGGCTATAGCAAGTCACAGATTTCTACAGGCATGAAAGTTAAGAATATCCTCGTAACTGACTTTGCTACAACTCTAGCATCTTCTAAGACGTACAATGACTTTGTAAACTCAGTATCAGTTGATGTTCTTACAGGACTCAATACAGATACTACAGCGAATGTACCTACTCAGACTATCCAGAAGTATGACCCAGCTGTACTAAGTAAACTGATTGATAACATTTACCAGGAGACATTAGGTCAGCCAGCAACTGAATCGCAGAAGGCATTGCGTATGGCTGAACTTGAAGGTATGATTAATACTGGCACAACAACCACAAGCAAGAAGGTTGGTGGCAAGAATGTTGTCACTGTAACTCCAGGCTTTAGCCAAGAGCGTGCAAAGGTAAGCATTGAAGAACAACTCAAGGTTATGAACCCAGACGAATTCGACCGTAAGAAGCGTATTGACTTCCAGGGTTGGCTATCACAGAATGTGGCAGGTGCATAAATGGCAGCAGCAGATGATGCTAACTCAGCAAGAATTGAAGGTATGGATGCTGGCGATGCAAAAGGCATTGCTACCGCTGCATCTTATGGTATCAGTGAGGCGCTACTAGCAGCCTATCCTGAACTACAGAATGTTTACTTGCTCTTCAAAGAAGGCAAGACGGCAGCAGCACTTGAGGCTTTGTATACCACAAACTACTACAAGAACCTTAGCCCAACAGTTAAGACACGTAGCAAGTTAAAGCTAGAACAGCCTGGCGTATACGCTGACTCATTTGAGAAGTATAAATTACAAGCTAAAAAGCGTTTGGTACAGACTGGTATAAAGATTGACGATGCTACTCTTAACACGTTAGCACAAACAGCATATGACCAGGGTCTAGATGATAACCAGTTTGATATGCTACTTAAGACATCAGGTAAAATTCTTGGTTATGGTGGCACAACACTAGGCGATGTATCTACTCTGCAGTCATACTCTCGTGCATTTGGTGTAGACAATATGTTTAACAAAGCATACTGGGATACGCAATCAGTAGAACTTGCTATTGGTAATACGACAACCCAGGATATTGAAGCACAGATTCGTGAGACTGCAGCAAGTGCATACCCATCATACGCTGAATCAATTCGTAAAGGCGTCTCAGTTGATGCACTATCATCTGCATACAAGGCTTCTTACTCATCTATCCTAGAGGTAGACCCTGATTCTGTAACATACAATAACCCACGTCTTCGCCGTGCATTACAATACATCGACCCAAAGACAGGACAACCAGGAGTTATGCCTATCTGGCAGTTTGAAAAAGAACTACGCTCAGCACCTGAGTGGGAGTACACGAACAACGCTCGTGATACTATCGACTCATTAACCCTTAAAGTATTTCGTGATATGGGGATTGCATAATGGCAGCAAAAGATGCAGCAAATCAAGCACTTCTAAAAAAAGCACAAGAATTACTTGCTAGGCAAAATGAATCTTTGTCTAAACTTGAAGCAGAGAAAAAGACACTGGATGCCCAATCAGCAGAAGATGCTTACTACACAAAAAAAGATTCACAAGGCAAAACTCAGGCACAACGTGACGCATATCAAAATGCATTGAAAACAGCAGGAACTATTCGTGAAGAATCAACAACTAGGTCTGCCTATGTAAATCCTGGAACAGGTAGAGTTATTCTTACAAAAAAGGGTTCATCTACTAAGGATGACACACAAAATTCGGAATACACTTCTGACACAGCGGCAGCGCAAACCAGTAATGACCCAGCAACTCTTGCTTTGATTCAATCACTGCAGTCTCAACTTGCAACTCTAACTAACTCACAAAGATTGGCACAAGACCAGGCTGCACAAGCAGCAACACTTGCCGCTGCAGAAAAGGCTAAGCAAGCAGAACAAGAGCGCAAGTCAATCATAGCAGTTCTAACTGACCGTTTCCAAAAGTATGGTCTAGGTAGTCTTATCAATAAGATTAAAGACCTAGCAATTGATGGTGCAACAGAGGCAACAATTACTTTAGCACTTCAAGAGTCAGAGGAATACAAGACACGATTCAAGGCTAACGAAACACGCATCGCTAAAGGTCTTAAAGTTCTTACTCCTGCAGAGTATCTTAATAATGAAGATGGATACCGTCAGGTATTGCGTGCATACGGCTTGAAGCAGTTCGATACTGATGCATATGTCCAGCAATTCATTGCTAATGATATGTCTCCAACAGAGTTTTCTAATCGTGTGGTTACAGCAGTACAACGTGTACAGAACGCCGACCCTGCGATTGTCCAGCAACTACGCGATTACTATGGCATTGGTCAGCAAGACCTTGTCGCCTATGTGCTTGACCCAGAACAACAGTTCCAGAAGATTGAACGTCAAGTAGCAGCATCTGAAATTGGTGTAGCAGCAGGACGTCAAGGACTCAGAGCTGGTGTGTCGGTTGCAGAGCAACTAGCAGCACAAGGTATTACGCAAGCAGAAGCACAGAAGGGTTACGCAACTATTGCAGATATCCTTCCTACTGCTGAGAAACTATCTGATATTTATGGCACAACACTTGATACTTATGGTCAGTCCGAAGCTGAACAAGAAGTATTCAATAGTCTGGCATCAGCACAACGTAAGCGTCAGAACCTTACGAAGCGTGAAGTTGCAGCCTTTAGTGGCGCTGCAGGTACAAACAAAACAAGTCTTACCCAGCAAACGGTAGGACAATACTAGAATCCTGAACGGACCAATCGGCCCCGTCAGAGTAATAGACCGATAGTAGGAGCCAGCCAGTTTCCCCGAACTGAACTGTGGCCTGCGAACTAACAACGAATAGAAGGGTGGGTTGCTATGAGCAACAACTACTGGGACG